TGATGTGGAGACGTCAGCCGATGACAGGTCGACACCGTGGGCCTCGAGGAAGGCGACAGCATCAGCGACCGTGACCGCATTGTCGAACGAAATGGTGACGTCCGCCCCGGAGGCGGTATCAGTCTGAACCGGGTGCGAGATGTTGGCGTAAGCGCCGGCACCCCGGTACTGCTTCTGGAACCGGAAGGCCAGGTCGAGACGGTACGTCTGCTGTGACCCGTACCAGAACCGCCCATAGTCCGAGTCCGTGACCGAAATACCCTGGGCCTGGGTGTCCACCCCCGAAGAGGTATCCGTACTTGAGACACCAAGATCGCCGTCGGTGCCCTCGAGGAACGTCACATAGTCCTGGTTCCCCCAAATGGGAAGCACATGGATCGACGCCTTGTCCACGTCGACGGCCGTCATGGCGTCCGTCAGGTCGAGAGTGACGACCAGGGTGTGGGCGTCAATGCCGGAAGCAGCCTCGAGGAGAGGATCGTCAAAGCCGACCCGGTATTGGAGTTGATCGGTGCGGTAGTGGTTCGCATTCCGATAGGGCTGAACAAAGATCCCAGGGCGGGGACGCTTGATCCGGTAGGTGTGGTCCTCAGGCCGGTACTCGACGGCGGACCGGTAAGCGACCTGTTCGGCCATGGGGGCGTACTGCCCTGCAAGCCGGTACGCCGTAGATGATCTGTACATCAGCTACACCAGCGCCGCTTCGACACGATCAGCCAAAGCACGCATCTCGTCGGCCAGAGACATCGCCGGCACGACCACCACGGGGACCTCAACAGCCAGGTCATCAAGGCGGTAGTTGTCGACATCCATAGCCATGTCCGACGGGGCCTTCTTAGGGCCCCCGTAATAGCCGTCCAGCCAGGCGGTCGTAACCGCCGTCCTGGCTCCGACCTCGATCCGGTGGGTCACCCAGGCGGCACCATCCAACCTGGCCCGGATAACTCCGGCATCCAGGTCGGCCTCCACCTCGAACAGCTGGTGGTCGGCACCCACCTGGATGGACCCGACCTTGATCGAATCACCCCACAGCTTCTTCTGCTTCGAGTGATAGACGTACATGCCGATAGGGAGTCGACCGTCAGCGGTCGTCTCCCCGAACCATGTCCGAAATGAAAACCCGTCCGGCTTAGGCCGACGGTTGCCGTGGCCGAGGGACTGGCCGAGCTTGCCCTTCCAACGAAGGTCGGCGAACCCGATGGTCTTGCCCGTCGAATGCGACGCCCAATCGCCGGCCACCCGCACCCAGTACGACATACGCACATGGCGGGTCGGGGGTACGTCCTGGCGTAGATCGCAACCGTAATGGGAACCCTTGCGGAACATGATCCGCAAGCCCTGCACCCCGTCGGCGTGCGACCCGGTCGAGTAACCGTTGTGGGCTTTACCTGACCAGGCTTTCTGCCAGTCGCCCTCGAAGCGTTCGTGGACGAGGGCAGGCATTACTCGACATGCTCTGGTTCATCACACGAATCGAATAGCCCATCATCCTTCAGAAATGTGCGGGAATCTACCGCCTGACAATGCGCCAAAGCCTCAGCCTCAGTCACATCCGTCACATCCCAAGTAGTCAACCCGGATATGTCCGCAGCACCCGTCACGCATCCGATCCGGTAACCATCACCATCAGGGAAAAAGCCAAGAGAACCGGCAACCCCCACTTCCAAAAGCGCCAATGTGGGACCGGTACCCGATACTCCATCGGAGAGCCTGTATTTGATGTACCTCACACCCCCGCCTCCAACTCCTGAGCGGCTTCTGCCTCTGCTATGGATTGGAGATACTCATGCCGTTCCTCAATCGCACCATCCAACAGGTTGGCCTGTCGCATGGCATCTAGTTGCGCCCAACCAACATTACCCGACATGATCTGAAGGTTTGTTTGACGAGTCAAACGCTTCTCCCAATACTCCGGCTGGGCATGTTCGATCTCGTCAAGAGTAAAGTGCGTCATGGAGTTGAACAGATCCTCCAAGACCGCTAGTTCCCGATAGGCACCCAACCTGACTACAGCGGTGTGTTCCAACTCCGACTGAATCATCTCAGCCTCCACGGCCTTTATTTCGTCACCTGTTTCCAACAGTTGAGCGATTTCCAACATGCCCTTCCTCTCAGCAAGCAACGACCCTTTGATGTTCTGCCGCATGCTCTGTAGTTCTAAACACAACTGACGGAACTGTTGCTCTGGTGTGTCGTGTTGACCCAGTACGAAATGAATGATCTGGTAACGGCTACGCGGCTGTTGGAGTGCTTCTATCGCCTCTTGTATTTCCACTAGAAACCCTCCCCCTCATTGGAACAAGAACCGCCCTGATTGCGCTGGAGGTTGATATCCCCGGCGTCCGTAGTTTCGGTACCGGTAGACAGATTCTTTTTTGCCATTTGCCTGTTGGAGTTCTGGTTTGTGACGATCCAGACGTTTACTTGCCCCTCACAGAACGACAGCATACCGGTGGAGTAGTAGTTGGAGTAAGTCCAATAAGCACCTGTGCTTGATACCGCATCAGTCGCATAGGTCACTATGTCGATTGTGTTGCCGCTACTGACGATTCCCTTGACCCCCTCTTGGGATGCGCCCGCCGCTGGACCAGCCGCCTGATGATTAGCAGTACCGGAGGACAGCACACTGGTCGAATCGGAAGTAAACGAAACCTTGTCAATCGTGCTTCCGCTGCCGTAAATACCCCCACCGTAGGCATAACCGGCCACTCCCTTGTTCTGAAGGCCACACCCACCATATTTGATGACATCCAAAGTGGAGGACATTTCAGACATGCTCCCCGACGGATATGCGAACTTGAAAATATGGGTAAAGGCACCATACGGATAACTTCCACCAAACCCGCCAGCCATATAGCCTGCCGTACCAGAATCAGAGAAGCCGTAACCCTCAGCCATACTGTTGTCAGATACTGAACCGCCAGAGTGAGGTATAAACTGACCTAGAGAAGTAGCGGTATCGGCAGGCCAGTTTATTCTGTCACCGAAGTTGGACGGCCCATAACTATTGTTGTAACCACCAATGTAATACCCGGCGACCCCCCCGTTGCCCAACATGGCGCTTCTACCGTTGTACCCGCCTGAATAACTTGCACCGTTTGTAATCCAGTTAGCGATCTGGGAAATGGTACCGGACGCATACTCAACCTTGTCCGACCCCCTGTTGTAAGAGCCGTAACCCGCCCTACCGCTCATGTACCCGGCAACAGGACCAGCAGCACCGCCGCTACTAGCGAAGATCCCGTGGTCGGCTGGACGAATAACCATCAGGCCAACGCCCCGATCAGCGACCATGCGGATGTCGCCGTTTGGATGAGGGTCGCCGCTGCGTACTGACCGTCGATCTCCTTGTTGGAATCCTTGGAGTTGATCGTCACACCAGACCCTTGGGCCAGCGTAGCGTTGGCCGACCCGATGTTCTGAACGATGATTTGCGTGCCAACAGCGAAGTCCACCTCCCCAACGCCCGTCCCGGTCGGCGGCACCGTGATCGTCTGCGCCGAGCCGTTCGATGAGGTGATCATCTTGCCTGCATCAGCGAGGACCAAGGTGTAGGTGGTGACGCTCTGGGGGTTGATCGCAAGAGGGGCGACCAGACTTCCAGCGGTCACAGCGCCCGTTACATCCACCGAAGTCAGGGTTCCAACTGAAGTGATAGCACCCTGAGCGGCTGTCGTCACCGTACCCGCCGTAGTGGCCGTAGCGGAGTTACCCGTGCAGGCGCCTGCCGTAGTGGCCGAGGAAGCAAGACCGGTCAAAGGACCAGTAAACACCGTGGCCTCCAACGAACCCGTACTGGCATTGTAAAGCAACGCACCATCAGTCTTCGGGGCCAGATCGCCCGTAGCGGACTCAAAGACACCCACGAAACAGGTCGCGTCAGTCGTGTCAGCGACCGTAATATCAACCGGTGTTGGGGCTGCGGCCCACTTCAATCCATGAGCAGCCACGGTACTGTCTGCCGTCAAAACATGATTGTTGGTCCCTGCCGCCAATCGGCTAACAGCGTCAGCACCACTAGCGACAATCAAATCACCCAATACGTCAACAATGTCGTTCTGAACAACACCGGGAGTGGTGTTCACGAACGCTTCAATATCGTCGTTGTTCTGGTTTACATCCGCAGCGACGATAGTCGTTCCAGCGGAGAACGTGTTCGTAACAGCAAGAGTTGCCATTTACCTAAGTCTCCTTGGTGTGTAAGTGAACGCCAAAGCGTTCACTTCCCAATGGTTGTCGGAAGAAGGCCCGCTGACCTTCATACTAATACTTCTACCTGTCCCAAGTGTGGGCAGATTCTGCACATTCGCAGTCAAATCGGCTGAAATGGCATCCCACTCCGCCAAATACACTGATGACGCATCAGCATCATCCCATTTCGCCGTATCCCAACGCGACTGAGACACCTTCCCCGCCACAGCAAGTTCAAAAGAGTTGGTCTGTTCCGACTTGTCGAAATCCTTATAAATCAGAATCGGCAACGTAATCGTCGCCTCCGCTGACAACACGACACGCGGGCGCCCCCACCGCTTCTTCACAATCGGATTCTTACCTGTCACCCAACGGGTTACGAAGTACGAAACAATGTGTGTTTCCGTTGAACCAACATACCGGTCGCTGGTGCGGTTCTGATCGTCTTCCACATCAACGAGAATCCCCGTGTTGGCAACGCAACCACCATAAACGGTCGCTGCGGCATTCGGGGGCCGATACGCCAGCATCGGACCAACATCAATATCGGTCATAACCCAAGAACCATCCGCGCTGATCGTCGGATCATAAATGAATACTCGCCTTGTCGTTACGGCGTTTTCAATCCAGTCTGTCGAAACATACAACTTGTTGTTTCCCCACGCCAACTGAGGTGGACTCGTGGTACGTATGCGTCCATCATCTAAAGCAGGAGACAACTTGGAGAACAACCAAATAAACTGTTGCCCGTTATAAAGATAAACACCTTCATTGGCGGACCAGAAGAACACCCCGAACGGCGAATGCACCGGGGACGACAGCGGGGTAGAACCCACGCTGTTCGTCAACGTAACCACCTGAAACGAATCAGAATCGAAACCATAGATCGCATACACGCTGTTGGACTTGAATACCAACAAACGGTCACCCATCGGGAGAAGACCGGTGATGTAATCACCGTGCTCTCCCTTATCAATGTCTACATAGTCGGCAGCAGCCCACTTCTCCGGGTCGTTGCTATTACTCCACCTGACCCGGTACTTGTAACTCGTCCCCGATTCGACCGTGTTGGCTGACCACGCAAAGTTGTTCCAAAAGGCCACATATTGGGCCTGCGGGAAGTTACCGGCAGAACCATTCAATACGAGGCCAAGATCCGCCCCACTGGATCCATCCCACTTGAATGAAACCTTGTCGCCAGACACCCCGTAAGCGACATTGTTCATTGTCATCCCGTATACACGCGTACCAGCGGTACGGGAAGTGATGCCTGTGATGTCGGTGAAGTTGCCGGAGGTCGCATAAGCGACAGCGGTGCCATAGTTGACCATGATCTGACTGGTGCCAGTATCAGTGTGCATACCCCAAATGCCTTTGATGTCGGCACTCAACGCTGTCGTGTTCAGGCGATCCACACCGTCGCGCATACGAATGCCGCCACGGGGATCAACGAGCACGTTCAACAGGTCGGGGGATTCGTTATCCGCGAGGTTGAACTGATCTGAACGAAAGTTCAGACCCCCGGTGAAGGCTTCAAGAACCTCTAGTTTGAACTCTCTGCGGGCCACAGCCCGCTACCACTCAACGCCACCGGTATTGGCGTATCGCAGGCGCCCCCATCCGGCTAGGAAACGATTTGAAGATCGGCTATTTGCCACCATCGGCTGGGGTGAAGGCGTATCAGAATACCTGCGTGCCACATTGTCAAGTTCGATCATGTAACTACGCATGTACTGGTCTGCCATTGTGGGATCTTCCTGCTGCAAGTAACACTTGGCAATGGCGTAAGTGACAAGAACAGGATGGAATGGGGCGGGAAGGTCTGGAACCGCGCTATCGCTGCTGCCCTGTCCGAACGCTGTAGCGTTACGGATCCCACGAACGTAGATTGTTTCGGTTGAGGATGGCGTCGGATAGAACCGCACCGTTTCGTTCCAGAAACTCCACTCCCATGGTGAACCCGATGATGCCACCTCCAACGGGTAGTTGGAATCGGCATCATCTCTTCCAATGTACTGAATAACATGATCGTCGGTACGCAACGAAACAACATCACGCAGACCCTGCGTTACCGAAGCGCCTACAGTGGCGAGGGTATAATCCTTCGTGCTGCCAGTTGTAGAAAACGTCGTCAAGGAATCGTAGAAGGGCCAACGCTTCTCGCTGTAGACCATGGCGTCGAACCCCTGACCGATAATGTTATTTAGAACAGTGTCGGAGATGTCCGTTGCGTCGATGTCCACGATTGCACGCGCCTGCGTACGCATTTGCACGAGTGTCATGTCTGGCATTAGGAAGCAGCCTTTTGCCTCGTATGTCCGATGCAGAGGGTAGACCCGGCCACGGGACGCGCTTTGCAGGGCGCCCCGTGGCGGGTCATTTCGGAACAGAACCCGTCACGAGAAATGGGAGGTTCACCCAAGTCGCCGGTTACACCGGGCACCATCCTCGCTCCAGAGCGTTCGCCGGGAGCGTAATGGGATGGTGTAGAGCCGCGTGTACCCGCTAGTTCAGCATTTCTGCTGTACACAAGGGCGATTTCTCGTTTCAAGTTGTGTCCCTAGTTAGTCGGTAAGCCCGTAAATCATTCCCTGTCGGGCGCGGTTGCTTGTAGTCAACTCGCCGTAGCAGAGGATCTGCGCGTAACGCGCATCCTGATTTGTGGGCCGCACGAACGGAGTTGGCTGGAACCAAGTATCCGTATGAGCAACCAGCCTCAGGTATTTGTTGTTCAGGAAGAACATCTTACCGTCAAGGTTGGTGTCGCTGTCAAAGGTAACAGGGGCGCCCTTGAAGAGCAGATTCTGGAATCCAGCATCTGCCACTCGGGAATCCGTGTACCGCAACTGCGGCTGGAGTAGAGCCTCGTAAGCCTCGTACTCGTCCTGATCGCTAATGATTATGGTCGGCTGGTCGTTACCAACAGACACGTTGTTGTACATGGTCGCCATAGCAGCGATGGTGAGGACACCACCCTGATTGACGAGAGTTGACCTCCACCAAGAGTTGGCGGCGTCGGTGGCGTCAATACCGGCAAGGCCAGTTGCTGATGCCCCGTCGTTCCCGGTTCCAACTAGGCCATTCAAACCAAACATGTCCTTGCCGCCGTTTCCGGCACCATTGGACCAGAACATCGTGTTCATGTTCTGAATGATGGTTTCCTCAGCCTGCATGATCTTGCCTTCAAGAAGGTCAATGATCTGTGCTTCGCCGTTGTTCTTGGCTTCCTCAATACCGGTAATCGTTACGCTAGCAGCGTACTGCTTCCACTCGTACTCAGCAGCCGTAATGCCTGTCTGAGCCGTAATGGAAATAGTGTCGTCGCCTGCGTAGGAACCGGCAGTCGTGTTCGTCCCGTAGATGATCGGAACAACGATCTTTGCACCCCCGCTGATGCGCCGCAATGTCTGTCCATTGGTTAGCGCATAAAACAGCGGTCGGGCAGTAAAGACGTTATCCGCCAACTTCGGGATGTAGTTCTTTAGCGTAGTGCTAAGAATCTGATTGAAAGCATCATTTCCTGCGGCCATGCTAAGTCACCCCTTTTCTAGTAGTTGTTATGAATCGGATAGTTCTTGGGTTGCCAGCGAAAAAGCATCACGAATCGAATCCACCGCACGAACTGCACGTTCCACGTTTCCTTCTGAGGAACCGGGTATGCCATCAACGATCTGGGCTGCACGCTTCTCTTCAACGATCTCAGCATCCTTGGCTACCGTCTGCATTTTATCCCAGTTCATATGGGTGAATGCGGCATCAAGGTTGTTGATCTTGTTCTTCAGAGCGTGCGCGTACAGCGCCTTCTCATCAAACTCGACATTCTCGTACTTGTCGCGGAGTGTCTTCACTTCCTTCTGCAAGTTTTGCTGTCTCAACGCGCGGTTCTGTTCTTCAATGGAAGACTCAATGCGTCGCAAGCGGAACTCTTCTGGGTCCAGTTCTTCATACTCTGTCTGTTCAGATGGCATGGTGTGCTGGTTACCTCCGCTGATCCCAAATGCGCCCGCCAAAGCGGAGATCGCACCTTCTGGATCAGATTCTAATGCTTGGACGATTGCCTCTCCTTGAGCCAATCTCTCGCGTTCGGATGCCAACTCCTGCGTCTTACGGGTGTAATCCGACTGTCGCTGGTATCCATTCTGAAGTTCATCCAATGAAACCCGCTCTTCACGACCGTCGATCTTGACGGTGTACGAGTCCCCTGTTGAAGTCTCTTCGTTTGCCATAAGGAATCCTTTCGGGTGTTCCTACGATAATGTTGTAACTGTCCCGCTACATGTTCGGCAGTTCCAGACCCATCTGGTTCTGCAACTGCGCCAACAACTCTGGCGGTACGCCCCCGGTGGCCTCAAAGACCTGATCGGGGACTGGACCCGGACCCATACCACCACCCATAGGTGGTGGTGGCATTCCTCCCGGTGGAGGTGGACCCGGAGGTGGTGCCCCAGCAGGCGCGCCTTCAGGCGCTGCGGGCTGCTGTTGCTTCATCATAAACTTGTCAGGATTCTTTACTCCGAATCCTTCTTGCAGAACGTGTCGGGCCAACTCAAATGGGTCGATAACGGTTCCGACCAGTGGACCGACAGCGTTCATAAGCGAAATGGCTTGCTGCCGACGGGCAGTCTCATTCATTGGCTGCGTTGAACCACCCTCAACGGAGAAGTCGTACTCACCCAGTATGTCATCCCGCGTGTAAGCGACAAAGAATCGTTTATCGTCCTTGCCGGTGATGCGAACCATTTGTTCACGAGTCATGTACTGCTGCAACAACTGAATGACCTTACGGGCCACATAGCCGATGGAAAGTTCGATCTTCGCCAACTTGTCGGATGCTCTGGCATTGCCAGCGTCTGCAATGATGCTGGCTTCCGTCGCTGTACGACGAACCTCCGGCATTTGACCGCGTGCATATTCGGAAACACCACTTACAACATTGATGTCACCTTCAATGATTGCAGAATGATTGTAAATCTCCGGTGCCAGAGGCACCTGCGCCAATGGAATGACCACATCGGAAAGACTACGGTTCTCGTCCACAACCGGCACGAACCGACCATCAGTATCAGATTCTAAAGCCTCACGGCCCTCCGGGCCGAACGAACGCTCATGGTACAGATACTTTCGTGCATAACGCTTACGGTGGTTCACCATCTGCGTTCTGGTCATGTTCAGTTCTTCTTGAAGCGATTCAATCGCTTCCAAGTCCCCCATCGGGTAGAACTGATCTGGCACATCATAGTTGCGCAACATGACAAACGGGATACCGAAGTCATACGGCATCGACACCGGATCCAGAAGGAATGTTTCCCCGTCATGGGAACAAACAGAAATAGTACCGTTCTTTATGTCATAGTATTCATACAGCGTGACACGATCCGTGGATTCAGAATACTGCTCGCGCTCGTAGTCGGAATCCCACCGCATCTTCAGGCCAGCGTCGGCTGTCAAAGTCCGACGCGCCTGCGCCTTGAACCTCTTATCCTTCTTCACTTCCGCCAATGGGCGAACAATCCGCTGCGCAACCCATTTGGCATCCTCTAAGCAGGTCGCTTCAGGATCAACAAACATGTCGAACGGAGAAACGCGTTCAACGAATGCCTGATCTTCCACGATCTCCACCATCGTAGAAGGAACCGAATCAACCAGATCCTGTGACGATGGCAAACTCCCAGCCAACTGCGGATTCACCGCAGCAAAGTCATCAACCTCCGTTTGGGCGCTGTCCAAACGGTACCGGCGTTCATCGCCAGTCATCTGGCGTTCAACCTCAACAAAGCGCCATCCGACCTTGAGCCAGCCATGACCCAATATCAGGAAGTCCTTGACAGCACGCCGGAAAGACTTCTGGTAGTCGTGATGCCGCCACAAATAGTTGACAACAGACTCAACGAAAATGGCCCGGTCTTCATCCTGTTCCTGATTTGCCTGAACCGTGATCTTCGGATGGTTCACAGCGACAGATGGTTCGATCACG